TCTAATTCAGTTATTTTTTTAGTTATTTCTGATTTCTCAAGTAGTTTTTCTAAAAGAATAAGTTTATTATTTTGTATTACTAATGGGTGATTTTGCATTTCTTCGTTAGTCAATAAAATATAATTTTCTCCATTAATTTTATATTTATAACATTTTTTTTCAATATCAAATATTTCAATAGGATTCTTGAATTTACATAATTTATAATTACCTATTAATGATCCTTTATCATCATAAATCCAATCATGCCCTATTATATTACCGTACTCATCTATTTTTATATATAATTCCATATTTTGACCTTTTGACTAAATAGTTGGTTTTGCTTCTAATTCAACATCACCCGATGCTGAGAAAAAAGTATCAACACCAGAACACAAAAAGAATATATTGCCGTTATTTTTTTCTGCATATCCCCTATAAATAGCATTTGATGCTTTTTGTGTAACTGAAATCGCAATATCTTCGGCATTTTTAAAAACAACGCCTGTCACTACAAGTGTTGCTTGAGATACACCAGCAGAAAAAGCTCCATTAATATTAAATTTAAGTCTCCATACTCCACACAATGTCTGATAGATAATTCCTACGGCCCTAGTCGTTGTCCAATTCGCAGCAGTTACAGTTAATGCTATTTGAGGACTTTTAAATCTATAAGTATCAGATAGATTCATTGCCGTTGATGTTACACCAGTATAATTATCCGCAACTGATTGAACAACCGAATCAGCATAACCACAAACTTGCATCACATCTCCAGAAATAAGAGAAGATGCTCCATTAGATCCGCTTGCTGATTCTAATCTCCATGCATTTGGAGCAGCAGGGTTGGCAGCCGGATAAGAAGTATAATTAGCATACGGACATAAAGATATTTCTACCCTGGAATTGGCTGTTGCCCATCCTAAATATACAACAATAGGAAATGTTGTAGATGTTCTATCCCAGCTGTCAGTGCCACCTGTTAAAGTTATATAAAGAGCAGAGGTGATTTTTCTTAAATTATCCCCTATCCTTACATAAACAGGATTCAAAGTAGAAGGATCACTTCCATTAAGCGTTTTAATTGCCACAGTTAAAGCATTTCCAGCAACAGATGGAATAATTTTTCCATTTCTCATTCCAAAACCCATCATACCAACTGTTTGCATACATTGATTACTATTAGCGGAAGATAATGTTTGATTAGAAGATTCAATGATATGACACAATTCTTCTTGAACACCATTCAGCCAATTTTTTTCAACTCTAGTTCCAGGAGGGCCATCTTTAAATAATCTTACACCTGATGATTCATCATAATTTGCACCGCTTGTTCTATCCATGATTACGCTCCTGTCACATACCATTGTGGATCAAATCTTAGATGACCTGAACCTGCAGCTAAACCAAAACTTGCACCTTCATACAAACCAATTATTACTGGAAATGTTGTGTCTGCAGAGGGCCACCCACAAACTGAATTATCAGGGCCAGTATAGGAATATTCTCCTTGAGATGCTGACGCAATAAATATCGGTTTACCGCATAGACCTGACCATGTACCAGAAAGCGAAGAATCATATAACAAACCTTTTCTCAAAACTTGCATATCAGTTGCATCGCTTGCATAAGAATTTAAAGCTATTCCCAACACTGGCATTCTTGCTGAAACATTTCCAACTGCCGCCCTCCAAACTCCAGAAGCGCCCACATAACACAGGGCATCTCCAAAGCTTATTGTACTACCAGCTACTTGACTGTAATCAATCCAGCCTCTACCTGTTTTGTCTGTAGTAGTAAAAGCAGGTTTTGGTTCTGTCCAAAAATCACCAGCAAATTGAAAATCAGATTCCATAATAGTTACTGTAAAATCTCTTAAATCTTGTGCGCTAATTGCTCCGGTAACATTATCAGCAAATAATGTTAATATTTCGGATCGCGCCCTTTGTGTGTCGGCCATGTTATATCTCCTTAAGATTGTTATATCTTACTATGCTGGCATAAAAAATGCCAAACTAAATTCATCTTTACTAAAATCTCCCCCGTACATAACATCAAATGCGTTTGAAAATTCTCTATTATACGATCCGTATAAGTAGTCATCTAAATTACTAGGATAAGCATCAAATGAGATTCCAAAAGCACTGCTAAATTCATAACCGTCTAGTTCATAAATTAATTGGGTATGAGCAGGCTTATATTTATTTAATAAACAAACTAAAGTATCTATTCCAGCAGCACGTATTAATGTATCACCAGAAACACTTGACCCAGACGTGAAATAAACTAATGTACCGCCAGTGTAGGTTATAACAACCTTCCAAACAAATATCACTAACTCATCTCCACACATATCACCACATTCACCTAAGCCACATATAAACGGAGTAAATTCTTCTATTGCTATTTCATATCCATAATCATCAGCTAAATCTATATAATATTGTTTATGTTGACCGCCATGCGCCTTCAATTTTGTATTTAAAGCAAGTCTTCTTTCGCTTAATGTTGCGGCCTGATCTGTACATTCGTCTGGTAAACCAAAATCTTCTTCATGTTGAGCAATTAATTCACTGGTATATCTAGTATCACGTTCTAAAAATAAAGAATCCCGGCTTTCCTCAAGTCTTACCATTTCTTCGGCACATGCATATAAATATTGATGCATAACTGAATCTGATTCAATATTCCACGCCTTACCTTTCGGTAAAAGTGATTTTAGCATTCTAATATATTCACTTACACTTTTTGCCATATTAATATTCACTAAATGTTATAGTGCCCAACACATGAATTTGAGTTCCTGAAGCTGTAGTATCGACTACAGGAGAAACCAATTCATGATATTGTTCATCTGCCGCTAGACTGATAGCTTCACTTATTCTTGATAAATATAGCGTCTCTCCAGGTCCACCATCTCTTAAAATTAAATCTTCTAATTCTTGCTGTACCTGCGTTTGTACAGCGGGAGTATTTGGATATAATTTTATAGTAAAATTCATTGTTAATTCTGTTAGACTTAACATATATAACCCTGGTTCTGCTGTCACTGGTATGCCAACAGTTTCGCCAGAAGATGGATCAGTGTGCTCGATTAAATAATCATAAACTTCATCTTTTAAAGTCTCATTTGGAATTATTGAATCATCGTCATCTCTGACAAATGCAATGCCTATAGTTCCTAATCCTTGATAAAGTGGAAATGTCCAAACTCTAGTGACGCCTGAAACTTCCAAACACCAATTCTTATAATCATTTTCTGCCCCACCGTGAGGAGCTGTCCTTTTCTTGAGTAAAATTCTTGACCGATAATTTTCGTTTGATTCTTCATTGGTTCCACCGCTAAAACCATCCGATGAAACAGTCGCCTCGGTATTAACTCCCGTGATTGGACTAACGAATTCTATTGTAATACTTCCGTCATCATTTCCATCTTCTCCGGCAACTTTAGCTGTCAAACTTATAGTTCCAGTTCCTCCAGCTAATGTTACATCAGAGTCAACTGTATAAACCTGCTCATTTTCCGATTGTAATTCACTTAAATACGGAATAGTAACTCCGGTTGTACCTGTCACGGTTGCAGTACCTATCGCTTTTGTTGCTGCTGTTCTTGGTATTCCATATTCCGCACCGATTTTATCAAGATAATCATCTTCAGCAGATGACACGAATAGCTGTTGAGACATATATTGGAGAAATCCCCAAAGAATATGTATTGCACCACCATAGACTTTTGTCATAACTTTTAAAATTGATCTTCTTAATAAAACTCCAATATCTTCTATTCTTGTTTCAAAATCAGTTTGAATTCTAGTAACAATTGTTGTTAATTTAGGTCTATCGTATGCCATTATGATGCCCTCCACTGAATATTATATTTCAAATTTACTTCACGGCCATCATTTTTATAGATTGTTATTAAATAAGCTAATTGATCATTCCCAGGAGTACCTTGCCTTTCCACATAGGTATCAATTTTCGAAGCAATTCCGTCTTCTACTAACCAGGCCAATGCTTCATCGATATATTGTTTTGTTCTTTGTAATACATCAGGAGTTGTTTTTTCTCTTTCTAGTAGCCATAATTTGGATCCAATTTGATCACCTTCAACATCTGGTTCCACTAAATCACCCCACCACCCACGTTTATCTAAATTATTATCGTCAGGTAATGGGTCATCATCACTTGCTCTTCTATCAGTAAATAATGATATTATAACTGCTGTTTCTATTCCTTTCTCATTTACTAGATCACCATTGCCAGCT